GCTAGAAAGTTTGGATGGAAGAATAATGCAAATTCAAAATCACTTGATGTACTTGGTTTCTGATTCTGTCGCACCTTAATCAGTTTCATTATAAATATATTGAAAGGTTAGACATCTATAATCATGCCAAAATTATTTGGGTTCTCTATTGAGGACAATACTACATTATCACCCACTGCTGTTTCCCCCGTTCCTACCAATAATGAGGACGGGGTTGACCATTATTTAAGCAGTGGGTTTTTTGGCAGCTATGTAGATATTGAAGGTGTTTATAGAACAGAGTTTGATCTTATCAAACGTTATAGGGAAATGGCACTTCATCCAGAGTGTGATAGTGCTATTGAAGATATTATTAATGAAGCTGTTGTATCTGATAGTAATGATACTCCAGTACAAATTGAACTTTCAAACCTTAATGCTAGTGATGGTATTAAGAAAAAAATTAGAACTGAATTTAAATATATTTTAGATTTATTGGATTTTGATAAAAAATCACATGAGATTTATAGGAATTGGTATGTTGATGGTAGATTGTTTTACCATAAAGTAATTGATTTAAAGAATCCTCATGAAGGTATTCAAGAGTTGAGATATATTGACGCAATGAAGATGCGTTTTGTAAGACAAAATAAAAAGAAAGGAAATGATGTAGGGAGTGCTATTAATAATTACAAAAATGATGATCCGATGGAATATGAATTTCCCGAGATTGAAGAGTATTTTATTTACAGTCCAAAGCAATCTTATCCAGCTGGTAACAATAATCCTTCTGGATCAAAAGGAATTAAGATTGCAAAGGATGCAGTTACTTATTGCACATCAGGTCTTGTAGATAGGAACAAAGGAACCAATCTTTCATATCTTCATAAAGCAATTAAATCTCTTAATCAACTTCGTATGATTGAGGATTCTCTTGTTATCTACAGGCTTTCAAGAGCACCAGAAAGAAGGATTTTTTATATTGATGTTGGTAATCTGCCTAAGCAGAAAGCAGAACAATACCTTCGTGATGTTATGAATAGGTATCGTAATAAGTTAGTTTATGATGCTAATACTGGTGAGATTCGTGATGATAAGAAATATATGGCTATGTTGGAAGATTTCTGGCTTCCACGTAGAGAAGGTGGTAGAGGAACTGAAATCACTACTCTTCCTGGTGGACAGAATCTTGGTGAGATTACTGATATTGAATATTTTAAGAAGAAGTTATATCGCTCTTTAAATGTTCCCCCTTCCAGAATGGATGGTGAGGGTGGTTTTAATCTTGGACGTTCTTCTGAAATCCTTCGTGATGAACTTAAGTTTACTAAGTTTGTTGCACGTTTGAGAAAGAGATTCTCAGCAATGTTTAGTGATATGCTGAAAACTCAACTCATTCTTAAGAATATTGTTACTCCAGAAGATTGGGCTTTGATGAATGAGCATATCCAGTTTGATTTCTTATATGATAATCATTTTTCAGAACTTAAAGAATCTGAACTATTAAATGAAAGATTGACTTTACTTCAAACTGCAGAACCATATGTTGGTAGATATTTCTCACAAGATTATGTAAGACGTCAGATTCTTCGTCAAACTGATGTAGAAATTATTGAACAGGATGAGATCATTGCAAAAGAAATTGAGGATGGGATTATCCCAGATCCCAATATGCCTGTTGATCCAGAAACAGGGATGCCTTTAGATATGGTACCAGAACCAGATGAAGGGTCATCAGGTACATTAGGTAGTTTACCTTCTGAACCAAAACCAATGTCAATTCCTAAAGGGGGGGATATTTGATTGGAACTAAATGAAGAACCTGATAAGGATTTTTTTGAGGAAAGTGACGAATGGCACTGCACCATTAAAATGGGCATAGAAGAAACCAGATTATTGTATAATACAGTGTGTGGTTATTTGGAACTATGGCCAGGATCCCCTAGAAGACCAGCTGTGGAACAACAATACCTTCAGTTTATGAAGAGTAGAATGTATGCCATGTTAATGGACTACAACTTCCACCATAAATAAAACCGTATTTAATACTTAAGTAACATGGACGAATTGATGGATTTGATTGCTACTGATGAGTCGCCATCTCAAATTAGCGACAAGATTAAGGATATGATTTATGCAAAAGCATCAGTAAAGGTTGATGATTTTAAACCTAAAGTAGCATCTAGTGTATTTGATGCATCAAGGGTTTTTAATCAGCAAGATGGTGAAGAAGTTTCTGAACCTGAATCTGAAGAAGAATCTGAGGAAGAATCTAAGGAAGAAGAATAACTTTATAAATAACTATTAAATGAATTCTAGAAAATAATGGCTCATAAACCAGTAGGAAACTGCGTTACGTTCGCAACTAGTGGAACATCTGCTAAATCGAGTGCTATTTCACAACAGGCAAGTGCCTTAAGGGTTGTTTCTGTTGGACAAAATGCTCACGTTGCAGTTGGACCAGATCCAACAGCCACCGCAGCTAATTATTACTTAGTTTCTAATGTACCGGAAACAATCAGTTTGGGAAATCCTACTTCCCAAAGAGTAGTCGGTATTACAACTGGTGCAACAACAACTATTGATTTTCCAGAAGGAACTGGATGTCCATTTGGTGTTGGAGATGCAGTTAGTTTAACTGTAACTGGACAAACCACTTATAATTTTAGTCATAAGCTTATATCATCTATTGATACATCAGCTGGAGAAGGAGGGTATTTTAGCACAAGAATTGTAGTTGCTAATGATTCTTCTAGTGGAAATCCAGCGGCACTTCTTAGTACATCATATGCAGAATTGAGAGGTTCTTTTAAAGTAGCTGTTAAAAACAGTAGTGGTAGTGGTAATGTATTTGTCCAACAAGTTCAAGTTTCTGGAGACGCTTAATGAAACTCATCACGGAAGAGATTGAAAACGTAGAATTTATCGTTGAAAACAAAAACGGTAAGAAAGCGCTTTTCATTGAAGGAGTTTTCCTTCAAGGTAACATCAAGAACCGCAATGGTCGGATGTACCCAATGGAGACACTTCGTAAAGAAGTTATGAGATACAATGAAAACTCTGTTGTATCAGGTAGAGCAGTTGGAGAACTTGGACACCCTGACGGTCCAACAGTAAATCTTGATAGGGTTTCCCATAAGATTGTTTCTCTAAAAGAGAGTGGTAGTAACTTTATTGGTAAAGCCAAAATCCTTGGTACTCCAATGGGTAAGATTGCTGAATCCCTTATTAGTGAAGGAGTTAAGTTAGGTGTTTCTTCAAGAGGCATTGGTTCCCTTACTATGACTAGAGAAGGTGTCAATGTTGTTGGTGAAGATTTCATGTTAGCAACTGCTGCTGACATTGTTGCTGATCCATCCGCACCAGATGCCTTTGTTGAAGGTATTATGGAAGGTAAAGATTGGGTATGGGATGGCGGTATTCTTCGTGAGAAGTATGCTGAAAGAACATATAAACAAATTAATACATTAGTTGATAAAAAGAAGCTTGATGAGAATAAGTTGAATCTATTCAACGACTTTCTTACAAATCTTTAAAATATAAATAAATATAGATTTAATCAGGAAAAATCGGAGAGTTCAAATGTCTCGTGGCAAACAATTACAAGAAATGGAAGTAGGCACTAAGCAATCCAAGACTGCTGCTAATGCTAATGCCAAGGCTGGTATGCCTATGGAAAAAGGTTCTGGCGCTACTTGGGAAGATCTTGGGGGTCCTACTCCTGAGAACTATAAGACCGATGATGATTCAGCAAAGCTGAAGACTCCCGGTGCAACACTTAAGCAAGTTAAGGATGTTGTTAACAAAAATGCTGGTAAAGCTGATCCAATGAAAACTCTTAATCAAGGAGACGAGGTAGAAGTGGAAGATCAACAGGAAATCGTTTCTGAAGATGAAACTACATCTGAAGAAGAAACAACAGAAGTAGTTGCTGAAACTGCTGAAGTTACTGATGAAGTTGACATCGAAGAAGATGTTAATGCACTTCTTGGTGGTGAAGAACTCTCCGAAGAGTTTAGAAATAAAGCAAAGATCATCTTTGAAGCTGCCCTTAAGTCAAAGGTTTCTGAAATTAAAGAAGCTCTTGAAGGTCAGTATCAAGGCAAACTTGCTGAAGAAGTAGAAACAATTAAAGAAGAACTGCATGGTCGTGTAGATTCTTATCTTGAGTATGTTGCTGACGAGTGGTTTGAAGAAAACACACTTGCAGTTGAATCCGGTCTTAAGACCGAGATGACTGAATCATTCCTTGAAGGAATGAAGGGTCTTTTTGAAGAACATTATGTATCAATCCCTGAAGAAAAATATGATGTACTAGAGAACATGGTACAAAAATTAGATGATATGGAGACGAAACTCAATGAGCAGATTGAGAAGAACATGAGCTTAAATAGCAGACTTGCCGAGTCTGTTGCTGATGGTATTCTTGATAACGTTTCTGAGGGCCTTGCTGCTACTCAGAAAGAAAAGCTTGCTTCACTTGCTGAAAGTGTAGAGTTTGAAAGTGAAACCGTATATCGTGAGAAACTGGAGACATTGAAGGAATCTTATTTCTCTTCAAAACCATCATCTCCCTCTGCTAATTCTGAGACATTATCAGAAGGTGTAGACGTTGCTCCTGAGTCACACTCAGATTCAATGAGTCACTATCTGAAAATGCTTTCGGCATTAAAGCAAAACTGATTTTAATATCAATCAAACAAACAAACACTTTTAGGTAAAGCAAATGTTCCAATCCGAGCATCTGCAGGAAAAGTGGGCACCTCTCCTTAACTATGAGGGTCTTGATCCAATCAAAGACAATCATCGTAAGGCAGTGACCGCAGTCCTGCTGGAAAACCAAGAAAAATTCCTCAGAGAGCAATCCTCTTTTGAGACGGGTGGTATGCTGAATGAGGCAACCCCAACAAACTCTACTGGATCTAGTGTAGATAATTTTGATCCAGTTCTGATCTCACTGATCAGACGTTCGATGCCTAATCTGGTCGCTTATGACCTGGCTGGCGTTCAACCAATGAGTGGTCCTACTGGACTTATCTTTGCAATGCGTTCACGCTACAAAGCACAAGACGGCACTGAAGCCTTCTATGATGAAGCAGATACTGCTTGGTCCGGTCAGCCTGATGGCATGGACGGCACAGGTGGCATGAGTGATGTTCTTGCTGGTTTAGGTACAACTGCCCAAAGAGGTGGCGATCCTGGACTTCTCGATTCTGCTGGTACAGACGGTCAAGTCTACAACGTTGGTGAAGGTAACACAACTGCTTGGGCAGAAGCTCTAGGTAGTGA